GTTTCCCAGTCACGATCTACCACGCGCAGTGACTGCATAATCTGAAAAGCGCCTAACGGTTTGCCTAGACATTAGCAACACCCTTCAGATGCAAGATCAACAGTAGGATCAATTTTAGTTGCTAGATCAACAGCGGGATCTATCACACTATCAAGCTGAACAGTTGGTTCTATTGAACTATCAAGATCAACACAACCAATAATATCTGGAACGGGTGGAGCTGTAAAAGTTGCATCATCAGCCGGATACAAGAAGCCATAAGGCTCCTTACTCCAATTCATTGCATCAGCATCAGACCATTTCTTATCAGAAAGAAGTAGCAACCCAACTCTACCATTAAACTGAGAAGATTGAGTTACAAAAATTCCAGCGTGACCAACAGCTATGTTAGTCCAAGCTATAGCTCCAGCCGTCCCTGCGGCATCTTGAATTTGATTTGCTTCTTGACCATTGATGAATAGCTTCATACCAGAATCATCATCAAATGTGACAACCATAGAATTCATCTTTGAATCTAGATCATCAAAATCCCACCAACCAAAATTCAAACCACCATGATTCATGAATATGGCTTTAGCTACTGGTTGAATAGATAGATATGTAGATCCAATTGCAATGATTCTCTGAAGCGTATTAGAACCATTCATGTTTTGAAAGGTCAAAGCAAGCGTATATTCTGTTACTCCAGTAGTTGGAAGCGTTACTTCATCCCACCAACAGCCAGCTCCAAAAGAAGCACCAGAGTTTGTAGTTGAGAATCTGTAACAATGACCTATTTCACAATCATCAAATTGAGGGTCTGGAGCAGAAGCATTTGCATCATTGTTCCAAACAATAGGATGTGTACCACTAACAGAATCTCTAGGTGTTACCTTTTCTGTATTATTTGGGAACACAGCATCAGCACCAGGATCACCAGAGCCTCTTTCATCAAACTTAGCAAGAAACAAAAGTCTACGTTGAGTAAAAGCCCACTGTTCTGCAGGCATTCCATGAACACCCATCGGTGGCTTCATCATGAATGTAGGTGCTGTCATGCTGTCAACTTTGCAACAATAATGTCATGAAGCTGTGTATCTCCAGGTGTCCCAACTTCTGACATTCTAATTCTGTAAAACCTTCCACCCTTGATTGGAAAAGTTATCACTGTGTTAATTCCAGCCGCGATTTCAGGACCCAAATCAGGAACTGTTGAATACTCTTCTTCAATACCGCTTGGGCTACTTTCAACTGATGCTAGTGATTTGTTAGTTCCAGCATCCTTTCTTCTAATAGCTACGTGTGCTCTTTGGTCTTTGTCTTCAAGCTCAAAGACTTGACTAGCAACACCCTCAGCTAGATCAGTATCGCGTGTTATAGTCCAGGCCATTTAGATCCTCTGAATTCTTCCCTGTGCATAAAGACCAATCGCACCAGACTTTTTTGCAGCTTCATTAACGCCACAATCACCACGATTCTGATATAGAAATGCTATGTGTCTAAGAGCACCAACACAATACTCTTCAAGGTATCTTGGTGGCTCTGTAGTAAATGAAATAACAATACCAGCTTCTATTTTATCACCATCAGTTGGCCAACACTGACCATCACTAAGAAGAACTTCACTAAAACCGTATGTCTTTTTCAGATACCAAACTGAGGGGGCAATGGAAGTTGGAACGCTAGAAAGTAGATATGTGATATCACTAACCGTTGCAACCTGACTACGCCTCAGTAGTATCCGATCCTCAAAACAATCGATAGTGAGAGTCCAAGAATTTGCCCTGAAATCCCTACCTGTGTATCTTTCACCAAACTGAACAACAGATGTAATTAGTTTCTGAAGAAACTCATCATCAGAATCACTGTCAAGTTTCAAGTAATCCTTAGCTTGTTTGGTGGTGATAGGAAGTTTTCCCGCTGTCACCAAATCATATCGATAGTTAAGAGGCATTAGAAATTACCAGGGCTTTCCTGATCCTTTTTCTTCAGACTGACCACCAGAATCATCACCATCACCATTAGAAGATTCTGAACCATCATCAGATTCATCACTCTTCTCATCATCAGGCCCGATAATTTCAGCGGTTTCAGATTCAACCATCATTTGTGCATCAGCTTCAGAGATACCATCCATCTCTTGACCAACATCAAATTCAAACTGACCACGCGACACATCTCTATGTGCCCACCTTCCCTTTTTCAGAAACTTTACCTTCATGCCTTTAAACCTTTCTTTGGTTTGCGGTTTAGAAGGCAGGGCAAGAAAATTTGTTGTTGATATCCCTTGCCCTGCCTTCATTGGCTATGGTGCTTGCAACAAACTAACTAGTAGTAGACTGATCAGGAACAGGCTTAGTAACAGGATTACCAAGCAAACCAAGAACACAGATGTCAGCAACAGGTGTGTTGATTCCAACAACAGTCAGACGCTGAAACTGCTTCTTACCAACAATTCCGATCCTTCTGACCTGATCATCATCGGCAGCTGCAATAGCGACATCAGCACCAACAACGTTTGCTGCAGGTACTGCAGTTGCAGTACCAAAACCAACAACGTCATCCTCTTCAAGAGTGAGTGTAAAATCACCAGTTGTTACAGTACCAATATCGATAAGCCATTCAAAAGATTCAAAACCAGCTGTATCGATAATTGCACTTACTGTACTGGCGCCAGCTGCTTGACCATCAGTTGCGCCAATACCTTTAACCACCTTTACCATAGAGTGAAGATCATATTCCATTTCAGTTTCCTCTTACTTTTGTTTCCTCTTGTGGTTACTGGCGCATTAAGCCTTGAGCTGAAGAATCTTGATTGCTTCGGGAAGAACAACAAGGCCAGTGTTCCAGCGATTCATAGTAAACTCAACAATCGCCTGAGTCTTCTTGGTAAGCTCATCCCTAACAACAGTCATGCCGGTACGATCAACAATCGTGTATCCAACCCTGAAATCACCAAACGCAACAGACAAAGAACCAGAAGCCTCATCAGGCATACTGTTTGCCAGCGCGTAATTGAAACCATTCAGAGTATTAGCAACAGGACCATTCAAACCAGGCATCCACAGGAACTGACCTGTAGTTGACTTGAGCGTTCGAATAGACGCAAGCGTTCGCCTATTCATCACATACCAAGGGTTGTAACCAACCTTCAGATCACCAGTAAGCTTGATAAGATCATCTTCAAAGACCTTACCAGACGTACCAGCAGCATCACCAACGCGAGCATCAGCAACAAGCCTAGCATCAGAGATGAAACCAGAAGGCTGCTTTACACCAGTACCAACAACAAAACCGTTACCCTCTCCAAATGCAAACGCCATTGCAGCATCTGAAGTAATCTCAGATTCCATATCAAATGCGGAATCCATGAGCATATCTTGGGTAATAGGAGTGGTGTGAGTTTGTCGGTAAGGCGTAACGGTTTCCGATTCGTAAGTGGAAGCACTCTCACCACCAGCTGCAGCTTCACCTTCATAGGTAGCTACAGGGATGGTATTTCGAATCGGCATCTCCATAGACTTACCGTTGATGGTGCGAACGCGAGCAATCGAACGAATCGGATCAACTTCAATGATTTTCTTGATGATTACGTTATCAAGCTCAGTAGGAACAAGAATACCACCATCAACAGCTGTATCTGTGCGAAGAAGTGCCTTTCGCTCTTCATCAGAAAGAGCGCGTTCACCTTCTACACAGAAATGGTTGATTGCCTTGTATTCAATGCTTTCCTTGTAAGCATCAGGATCATTCTTCTTCTGCTCGTTGACACCACGTGCAACAGCTGCTTCAAGATCATTGATTTGGGCTTTCAGTTCTTTCGCGCCCTCATCATTTGCAGCCTTCTCTTCTTCATACTGCTGCTTCATGGTCTGAAGATCCTTGATATCATTTTCAAGGTTCTTCGCCTTTTGCTCTACAAGAACAAGCTGTTGGTTCTTTTCCTCGTAACCGTCAAGAACTTCATTGAGCCTATCAACTTTGTCTTTGTCAATATGGCCCTTGCTCTCAACAGTTGCTCGAAGCTCAGTCAGAGCTTCCATTACCTTATCGTCGGTTTCACGATCTGCCATTTGGCTTAATCTCCAGGTTAGTTTTTGCTAGTTTTCAATTCCAGGTATTACGGTACTAGACTCTATCTAGCCCCATAGCAGACTCTATCTGCCGACTAAAGCGCATCCTTAATTGCTTGAAGCTCCCTGAGAATGCTAGTTGCGCTATCAGGGTCTTTCAGGCCATTAAACCTTCCAGCAAGTTGAATTGCTGCAGATCTAGAAAAGGCACCACTATCAATCAAAGCTCTTTGCATATCTCTACACGTAAAAGTTTTGACTTCTTCGATGCCAAAAAATCTTTTCTCATCATCATCAAATGGAGATACAAGCCCCATCTTTGCGTAGTATTTTTCAAGGTGTTGAATAACACCAGCTCTGTCTTCTTCAGGGATGCCAATGCTTTTCGTTTTAAGTGCAGCTGCCGCATTGAAAATAGCTCTAGGAACTGCAATCAACTGACCATCATCAACATCAGCAATTTGAATCTTGTAACCATCGAACCTTTCAAGACGCTCTTCATCCATCCACACAAATGCATTTTTGAAAGATTCGCTAGGTGCTTGTTTAGATTCAGTGTGTTGCTTCACTCGATCCTTAGCAGCAACAGGGTTCCAAGGTGCGAGCCTTTGAGCCAACGGCAAATCTTGAAAAGGAACAGAGATTTTCACCTCTGTTATGTTTGCAGATTGATTATTTGGTTCATCAACAATGCTACCTTCCCAAATAATCGCTTCTGAAATATCCCTGAATCCTTCTGTTAGGCTATCTTCAACAGCGCTAAACCCAATTGAAAAATCAACTAGCACACCTTGCTTAGCAAGTGAAAAAGCCTCTTTACCTAGTTGTGTTTCAAGATTGATTTCACCACGCCCAAACAGACCAATAGAATCTTCTCTAACAGTCTGAATTGGGAAACCACCAATAGTCCTGTGATGATGATCCTTCAAGCGAACCTGACGCATGTTTCTTCGCTTGTGTTCTTCAATAGAGTTTAGAAACGCTCCAGGTCTAAACCGATCGGGAACACCAAACCTTCCACCTTCATCGGGATCGTGACTGGGAAAC